TTCAAATACAGTCTCATAAGTCTCCACTAGGTCATCATTTTCTGCACGAACTTCCGCGAGATTACGCTTATGATAAGTCTTAGCCAACTTACGAGCAATCTTAGGTGGAACTTCATACTTGTCTTTAAGATCTGCATAGATTTCCTTAACGAGATCTTTCTCAGCAGAGACGCGAGTCATTGAGTTTGAAATCTCATCAAATTTACCTTTAATTTCTTTAAGCTGAGTCGGAGTGTATTGATTAATCATATAGTCACCTCATATTTACCAAAGTATTTTACCAAATCTGGATGTAATGTTTTTCTATCAACCGATTCTATTTTAATATTTTTTTGTGTACCAAAAATAAACTTACCATCTTTAATGCTGTTAGATATATGATCTAGATTTTTAAATCTAGATTGATTGACTTCTTGGTGAGCAAAACTTTCGATCTTATGTTTAATGGTATCAGGGGATCCCCAATAAGTTAAGTGCCATCCTCCATCACTAACATACTTTAATTTCGTTCTCAGAGTTCTAAAAAATTGAGCTCCTCCTACAGTTTCTTCCGTTTTGATTCTTTTAAGCTGAGTCAAAATAGTCCCACACCAAGGATTAGCATCTTTTTGTTTAAAGTTATAATAGAACATATCTTGTAGAAAGGTATATTCCGCTGCTAATCCACATCTTATAACAGGATCAATTACATGAATATTGGGAATCTCATCAAGATCACTAATCATAACCCAAGCATCATCAGGAAGATCGGATAGACCTTCTATAATAGAAGCTCGCTGAGCATTCTCATGAATCCAAGCACTAGCAGTTGATGTATTGCTGTTTCTGTATACGACATGAACGATTTTGTCGAGATATTTTTGATATCTTGTTTTGTTCTCTTGAAAGTAAAGAGGTTTCTTCTTACAAGAATGCGTTCTGTCGGACTCAACTAAAACGAACCGATCTACTGTATTGTACAGATATTCTAATCTACCCTCAAGCAGATCAAGTTCATTAAAGAACGTAAAACAGTCGACTAGCATATTACTTACTGAATTTTGAGGAAGCCTGTTCCAATGCAATCCAATAAGTCAGATTTTTAGCTGCATTAGTGAACTTACCAACACCAATTGAAGAGAGCTGCACTGTATAAGATCCTGGGATAATCTTCAGATTCTCAATCTTAAGGACTGCTTGAAATGCAACATCGGAAGTTCCAGCAACCTTAACAGAAGCGTCATCAACGATTTCACCTTTAACATCCATTGCCCAGATATTAATATCACCACCCTCACCATCGCTCTTGATGACGATGTTTGGGCACTTAAGAATTGCCGCAGTGCTAAACACCCAATTCTGAATCTCAGAAGTGAGTTCAAAAGAAACGTCATAATCTGGAATATTAATATTCTTATTCGGAGGAGTAAGAATCAAAGTTGGTGCGGTATAACGAAGACGAATCGTGCCCACTGAACTAAAGGACAAGAATTCCTTTTCAAAAACAACTTCAGGAGCATTTTTATTGCTACTGATAATGCTCAAGAGCTTATTCAAATCATAAATTCCAAACTCTGTTGGGAAATTTTCATCAACACTTGCCTCAGCGAGAATTGCCTTATTAGAAGAAATAGTTCTAAGACTCTTTCCTGGCTTCACAAGAATTCCCTGATTAATAGAAGCAAAGTTCTTCAAAACATTCAATGTATTTTCACTTAATTTCATAAACAATCTCCAATAACAAACGAACCATTATTATAAACGTAACCCATCATAAAAGCAAATTAACTTTACTTTGTAAGTCCTCCAGCGTACCATCGTTGCGTATTACGCCATCATTGGGCATACCACACCAAGCCCATTCGCTGTAGTGTACATCAGGATAATTTGTCATCTGCTGAACATCTCCTGACCAATCATATAATGAATTAGTTGAGGAAGCATCAGTATACCACGCAGGGAGTTCCCCTCTTTGAATGTGATATACTTTACCACCAGACTCTTTAATCATTTTGATTTCATTAGGAAAACGAACATCAGCAATTACATAATTTTTATTAGGATCACAGCGACGCTCAAGAGCATAAATCCAAAGATTCGGATCAAAGGAATTTCTTCCTGCTTCAGTTCCCATTATTTGTAATGCCATTCTTGGGGAGAATGTTCTCTTAAACTTCTTTGACCAGAAGTCATCTTGAGATTCTCTCCAGTATCTGGATGCGGATGTATCACCTTCAAGAAGGTTACGATCCCAGCCGAAAATGACTGAGACCGCATCCTTCACACTATTAGCAAAACTTTCTTTGATATAATTATGTTTGTCTACTAGGATGTCAGCGACTGACCCTTTTCCTGAACCAATGAACCCAACTAGACCGACCAACATTTCTAAAGGGTGCCCACATAATTGGCAACAGCAGCCATGTCTCCAGTGAATGCATAAGTCCCGATATGATGAGTCTTCATCCAAGGACAGAGCCAAATATCACCGCCCATCTTACGCCACAACTGACAGAACATATAATCTTCGGAAAGATAACGCTCGGAAGTTCCAGGAGCTTCTGGTCTAGCACTTTGTCTATCAATAATAGTATCAAAGTATGCGTGGATATAACGTGATCCATCAAAGTTAGCCTGACCGACATGATCTGGCTTATACTTCAATTCTGGATATTGCGCTTCAAATTTAGTGAAGACGTCCCGCTTGATCATCATGAATCCAGTGCCTATTTCCATTACCTTTAATGGCTCACCAACGTTGAATTGTCCCGTACCAGCAACAGCATTAAACACATAGTCACCAGCGCACTTCTCAAGTTCTCCTGAGGTAATCTCTGGTGGAACTTCTTCAGGTGGCTTACCAGCTGCCATTGCAGCAGCACGAGCAGCAATATTGCGCTTAACAGCTTCAATAATACTTGGCCACTTAATTGACTTCTTAGGATATGGTCCGCCAATAACATCCTTATCAATTGCCATAAGAGCAATCACATCGCGAGGATCAAAGTGAATGTCAGCATCAATAAAGAGCATGTGAGTAAACCCTGAACGAAGGAATTCGTCAACAAGGTAATTACGAGCGCGAGTGATTAGAGACTCATTAAAGATAAATGAGAATCTTGCCTCAATTCCGTATTGGGAGCATAGACCCTGAAGATCTAAGCAGGATTTCATGTACATACCTAAACATTGTCCACCATACATTGGCGTAGCAATGAAAAGTTTGTTTTTCTTCAATTCATCTACAGAAATTTCTAATTTCATATTTTAAACACTCCAGTCAGTTATTATTATCAAGATACCATGGTTATCTAATTATATAGTCAACCAAAAAGCGCATCTAGAGAACTAGACGCATTTAATTTGTGCTCAAATCCAAAATGATCAACCCATACACCATCAATTGTTTTATCAAGAGTTGTGTTATATTTACCAGTCTCAATCTTAATCCATGGAGCATCAGCAGCTAAATCAATGTACTCTGATGCAATTTGCTTACGATCAAATCGTTTAATAAACTCCCAATTGTTCTGTACAATTTCATCATACTTGTCGGGATCCATGTTGAGGAACTCATTTACTCTCTCACCAAACTGTTTAGGAGTTGCGTTCCAAGGAATCATCAAATAGTTTTCATTTGGTTTAAAGATTCCAATCCCATCTTCATTATTTGAAATTCCAAGATTACGAGCAATAGGAACTACGCCCTGTTTCATCGCATCAACAACTACACGATTAAAATGTTCACCGTAAGTTTTAGACCAAGAAGGATCTAAGAGAAACTTAACATTTTGTAAATATTCATCCCGCTTGGCTTCAGAAATAAAGCCAACATATTCCATACCACAATCTAAAGCATTTTCCCAGATACGCTTACCATATCTACTTGGATGCCCACCAGGATCGCGTTCAGGCGTACAATAGTATTCTTCCTTACACTTCTCAAGGGATGCCATGTATGCCCTCTCAATACCGTCACCACCAAGAATAACTTTGCCGCCAGCAGCATTAATATAAGGCACAGCTGCGACCAAATCATCAACCCGTTTCCAACGCTTAAAAGTCTGAATAGAAAGAATTGTATTAGTTCTTTCGGTAAATTTTTTAGTTTGTTTCTTTACAATTTTCTGAGGATTAACAATAAGAGATCTTGGAATTTCCATCCAAGCTGATTGTTCATGTGCACTAGGATGTACACAAGCAAGACCAGTAATATGATCTTTCACATGGTGAATCCAAGGATAGTTCTTCCTCAGATTACCGTCATGGACAATAACAATCTGTTTTGCCTTTACATCTTTGATCATCTTAAGCCAAGAAGTTTTTCCTTCACTTTCTTGACACTTAAATCCAAAGATTGATTGCCAGACTACAAGATCAAACTTGTTGGCAATCTTAACGAATGTTTCAATATCCGAATCATTAATGAATGACAAATACTTACCAGCCCATCCTTTACCCTGATGAACTGGGACTCCAGTTCCTTCACCAATGTCATATCCATCTGTATTAGATGGAGTGATCGTACCAGCAGATTTAGTAGAGCGTAGGAAAATGAATTCAGCAGTATGACCGAGGTCTTTAAACCCAGCTATCAACTGTTCAGTATGAGAAACAATACCACCAAAATTATTAAAGTCATGCACAACAGTCAGTATTTTCATAATTATCCAAATAGACTCTCTAATGATGATTGTTTATTATACGCTTCTGGGTGATATTTAGCAACTATTTCTTTGCCTTTATTTGCTTCAAGATAGTCATACCATTCCTGACTTTCCCACATTGCCTTTGAAATTCCATTCCAAAGTTTACGCTGTTCTGGGTGCTCAGGATTCTTACGACGAGACTCTACAAACTCAAACCGAGCATCTTCATATTCTTTAGTTCCAAGTTCAAGCATCTTCTCACGAAGATAACAAACAAGACTGATTCTCTCGGAACCTTCTTCGCATACAATAGGAGTGTTTCCATGTATACATTCATGATTGTTAATTAAGAGAAGATCTCCAGGGCGAACATTAATTGCCATTCTGATTTGTGGCAGAATCAAATATCCTCCAGTAAACTTACCATCATTAGAAAGAACAAGAAGATTACTAAGACCATCTGAAAAATCCCCTGCATCACGATGAGCAGCGGTTCTAAATGTTTTGTTTACTGTTATTGTACTGAATACAGTTCTTGGAACCAAGAACGCTTGATCAATTTTATTAGCAGCTTCGCGCTGGGCTTTCCATCTTTTAGGAAGCAGCTTTTGAAAGCCATCATCTAAACTCTTTAAGAATGGAAAAGACAATTTAAACTTGTTAAAGTGGTTGGCTGTATAAGAAGTTGCTCGACCATAAGGGATACGAGGATAACGATCAAACCAACCAGCGATACCTGAATTAACAGGATTCGCATAAGTTGTATCCGATATAAATGTGTTTGCAACCCATTTCGATTGGGCTGTTATTTCATCAAGGGGAAGTTTAATTGTTTTGGCAAGCCAAATATCAAAGTTAAAATTGTGTTCTTTAACTTCATCAGCTAACCAAACTAGACCTCGAGAAGAAGAAGTATTTCTATTATTTTCTTCTATCCGTTTAATATCTTCTTCAATATCAGTCATTGTTAGTGACTGCAGTTCTGTTAAATAATCTAGAGCACTAATTTGGTAATCAGTGACCCAGTCACGCATAAGGCATTTTTCACCTTTAGGACCAGCAGCAAGACCACGATTCTGAGATTGTGTCGCTGCTTCTTTTAAACCAATATACGCTTGTTCTTGTTCTTCTTTTGAAAAAAAGTTCTTACGAAACTTAAATGCTATTCGAGTTTCATCTTTGGTGTCAAAATTTTTACAGTTGGCACAATCATCAGTCTTACAATCACTTTTATATCCCATACCACAATTTAGAGGAAGATAACAATCCGTATCTTCTTCTATTAAAAGATCATAATGAGATTCATCTAAGAACTGCCCTAGGAGATTTTCACAGTCAACCAGCTGTTTTGTAACAATTATTTTTGTCATATAACTCTCCTTGATATGGGTCTATTCTATAGTATTACTTATGCAAAAGCAAATAAAAATGGGGGCATTGCGCCCCCATATAAACTTTATAGTTTTAAACTACTGCTTAGAATTAGGCAGCAATTGCGTTGCGATAAAGCGTCTTACGAGCGCGAGCAACATGGCGCGAGTTCATGTTCTTCACAAAAGCCTGACTTGGCTTACCGATACGGTAGGCATAAGTACGAGTGCCGTCGCTAAGAGTCACGCGATTGGTGTAGACAGCCACACCTTCATTACGGAGACGATACACAACATCAGCGACATTCTCGATCTTGAAAAGAGTACGAGCCTGACGTGAAGTCACCTGGTTACCATTCGATAGGTAATTAAACATTGAATCAATAGCAGACATATTACAAACCTCAAACAAACACCGCGAAACTTAAAGTGATGAGTTGCGGCTTACTCATCACTACCCAACCATTATAGTTGAATTCTATGAAATTGTCAAATTAAAATTTGATTAAATTCGGATCCAACCGCACC